GTGAAAATCAAGAGGCGGCATGAACATGACCGCCACAACCACAGGTATCCCTCGCCGGCAGGGTCACGCCGGTGCTTCTTGCGAAGCCAGGCCGGCCGCTCAGTTCCCCAAGGCTGAGCGGCCGGCTCCCCTCACAAAGCAGCAGGCGGTCGAGGAAGCGATTGCGGCGGTGTTCTACGCCAACATCGCGGAAGTCGCTCGCCGCGCGATCGAAGCGGCCGAGGCCTGGGACGCGGCCCATCCTGGAGAGCGGGGTCATCATGACGCGTAAGCCCGTCGATACTCGCCAGTTGACACTGGATGCCTTGTTCATGGCGCCAGCGCCGATGATGCGCGAAGAGGCCGGCTGCCTCGATATCAGCCTTCGAGTGAGGGAAGAGCTGGCCGACACCCTATCGCGGACGAAAGACAGCAGCAGCGGCCAGAAAGACCGCTATACGATCGCCGCCGAAATGAGCCGTCTCTGCGGCCGTGACTTCACCAAGAACATGCTGGATCGCTGCACCGCGCCGAGTGCCGAGGATTGGCGCTTTCCCTTGGAGGCGCTGCCGGCGCTGATCCAGGCGACGGGCGATTACCGCCTTCTCGATATGGTGGCCGAGGCGTGCGGCTGTCGCGTGCTGCGCCGGGAAGAAGCCTGGCTCGCCGAATATGGCAGCCTCCTCGCGGTACAGAAAGAAGTCCGCGAACGTCTCGCCGCCTATAAGGCCGTGCTGCCGCAAGGCATGGCCAACGAGATGATCGCCCGCGCGCAATCCCGCCAAGGGTCAACAGAATGAGGGCGTTCACGGCGCGCGAACTTGCCTCTCTCAATTTGCCTGATCTGCCAAGGTCAGAAAGAGGCATACAGATATTGGCCAGCCGGGACGGTTGGGCCGGCCACAAGCGCGGCGGGCGTGGTGGCGGAATCGAGTATCAGGCGCCGGTTCTATTGAAAGTCCTACCCGAGCCGGCCAAGGAAGCGCTGCTCGGCCATCTCATCGAGCAACCGGCCCGAGCACAATTGCCGGCCGTCAATGCCCCTGCGCCGATCGTCGCAAATGACCAGGCGCCGACGCCGCTAGACCCAACCCGGTTGGCTGATTGGCAGCGACGTTGCGCCGATGCCCGCGCTGCCATCATCATCGACCTGGAGCAGCTTGCCGCCGCTGCCGGGATCTCCAAGGCGATCAAGAAAACGGTAGAGCTTGCAGCCGCCGGTCAGTTGCGGCCGGAAGTCCAGGCGATGGTGCCGCAGGCCAATGCGCGCGCCGGCAAGGAAGGTGGCCGGCACCTATCCCGGCCGACACTGTACCGCTGGCGCGCCGACTATCAGCGCGATGGCTGGAACGGCCTGGTGCCACAAGAGACGGCGGCGGCAAAGCCGGTGCCGGCTTGGGCCGGCGAATTGCTGCGGCTCTATCGCGTGCCATCGAAGCGGTCTCTGGCGGCGATCCTGGACGAGCTGCCGCGACATCTTCCGGCGGAAGTCATTCCGCCATCCTATGACCAGGCGCGACGCTTCCTCGAAGAATTGTCCCCGGTCGATCGTGAGCGCGGCCGGCATGGCCCCAATAGCCTGCTGCAATTCAAGGCGTTTAAACGCCGTTCAACCGAGGGCCTGGTGCCGCTCCAAGTGGTCACCGCCGATGGTCAGACCTTCAAGGCGGATGTTGCCCACCCGGTTCATGGCAAGCCATTCCGACCGGAGATCTGCTCGCTGCTCGATGTCGCCACGCGATACTGCTTCGGCTGGTCGGCCGGCTTGGCGGAAAGCGGCAAGGTTGTCATGGACTGCATTCGCCACGGCGTCTCGCGGCTCGGCCTCTTCGGCATCTTCTACACCGATAACGGATCAGGCTTCATTAACAAGGCGATGACGGACGAAACCTTGGGGCTGCTCGCCCGGCTCGGCGCCATCCCGAAGAATGCGCTGCCCGGCCGCGCGCAGGCGCGTGGCAAAATCGAACGTTTCCAGCTCGTCTGGAAATCGGCCGCCCGCAAGCTGGTCACCTATAACGCCCGCGACATGGACAACGAGGCACGCCGCAAGGTGACGAAGCGCCTTGCCGCTGATCTCCGGGAAACCGGCACCTCGCGTTTGCTTATGTCTTGGCAGGACTTCCTGGCCTGGTGCCAGGGTGAGGTCGATGCCTACAACAATCGCCCGCATCGCTCGCTGAAGAAGATCCGCGATGCCGCCACCGGCAAGCTGCGGCACATGTCACCGGCCGAGGCGCTCGCCGACCATCGGGCCAATGGATGGGAGCCGGAAGCCGCGCCGGCCGGCGCCATGGACGATCTCTTCCGCCCCTATCTTCGGCGCCGCACGCAACGTGGCGAAGTCACTTTGCCATGGGGTCGCTACTTCCATCAGGCTCTGGTGCAATTCGGCGGTGATTTCGTCCGGGTCGGCTATGAGGTCCAAGATCCGAGCAAGGTCTGGATACGCACCGATACCGACGGCCGCCTGATCTGCATCGCCGAACGGGACGCCAACGTCATCCCCGAACAGCCGGCCAGCGCGCTGGAGCACGCGCAGATCGCGCGCACGAAGGCCAAGCTCAAACTGGCCGAGCGCGATCGCGAACTGGCCCTGGCCGAGCTTGGCGGCGGTTACATCGATCATCGGCTGGCAACCGAAATGACGCCCACGCAGATCGAGCAGCAGGCCGCGCTTGAGGCCGAAGTCGAGGAGCACGGCACGCTGTTGCCGGCGGCGTCGCATGGCATCGAGGAGCCTGCGGAAACGACCCGGTTCCGCCGCGCCCTGGCCATCGAGCGGGACATCGAGGCGCAGCAGGAAATCGCGCCCGAGGATCAACGCTGGTTCGATGGATACCGCACCACTTCTGAATACCGCACCCAACGCGGTCTCTATGAGGATTTCGGAGACGCAATGTTCTCCTAAGAGGTTGCGGCCCCGCTCGGACAAGCGGGGCCGCCAACAAATACCAAGCAACTTAGTGGAGTAAGGAAAATGACACAGGCCCACCAACCCGTCAATTCGATCGCGCCCTTGCGCAATGTCGGGCTGCTTTCCAGCCAGGTCGATCGGCTGATGACCCGCATGGACGGCGAACCGGGCATCGGCTGCTTCTACGGCGCCGCCGGCTTCGGCAAGAGCTTTGCCAAAATCTACACGGCCAACAAGCACAGGGCCTATCACGTCCAGGCCGACGACACCTGGACGCGCAAAGTCTTGTGCCAGGAAATCCTGGCCGCCATGGGCATCACCGCCGCCGGCACCATTCCCGAGATGGTCAAGCAAGTTGCCGACCAGCTCACGCTATCGCGCCGCCCGTTGATCATTGATGAAGCGGACTTCCTGGTGAAGAAGAGCCTCATCGAAGCCTTGCGCGCGATCTATGAGCGCAGCCTGACGCCGATCATTCTGATCGGTGAGGAAACGTTGCCGCAGGCGCTGCAGCGATGGGAGCGGGTCTTCAGCCGGGTGCTGGACTGGACCCAGGCCGAAGCGGTGACTGAGACAGATGCCCGGCACCTGGCCAAGCTCTATTGCCGCGAGATCGTCATCGCCGACGATCTTCTGAAAGCGCTGCATGAAAAGTCCAAGGGATCAGCGCGCCGGATCGTCATCGGCCTGAGCAGTATCCGCAAGCACTCCCTGACGACGGGGGATAAGCAACTCACCGTGGCGAATTTCAAAGGCGAATTCTTCCCCGGCGATCTGAAGGGCGGCAAATAATGGCTGGCCGTAAACCAGTTCATCTGACGTCCTCTGCCGGGAAAGTCAGCGGCCGTCAGGCAATGTGGCAGGTAATGCGCAAGCGCAAGCGGTTCACCGCACGCCAGGTTGCCGATGACATCAATGCCGATCGGGATGCGGTCAGGTCGTATCTCAAGTGCCTGGTCAATGGCGGCATTGTGGCCGAAGACGGCAAGGAACCGGCACCGACCGGCGTGTTTGGTAGGAAGCCGACCCATCGCAATCTGATGATCGTCTATCGCTTGGCGATCGATTGCGGCGTCGATGCACCGCGCCTGCGCAAGGACGGCTCGCCATGTGAGCAAGGGCTTCCGCGCGAGCAGATGTGGCGGACGATGCATATGATCCCCACCTTTACGACCCGTGACCTCGCTGCCAGCGCCAGCACTGAGGCCGTCCCGATCGATGAACGCGACGCGAAGGACTATATCGGCCACCTCTATCGCGCGGGGTATCTCGCCCTGGTCAAGTCTTCCAAGCCGGGCCACAAGCCCGGCACCGGAAGCCTGGCTGTCTATCGACTGGTCAAGAAGACCGGCCCGCGACCGCCGATGATCCAGCGCCTGAAGACGGTGTTCGATCCTAATCTCGGTCAGATTGTCTGGCATGAAGAGGTGGACGCATGAACGCGGCCGCCAAACTGAGCAGCGCCGATAAGGCGCGCGCCGCCTGGGGTGAAGGCGTGCCGGACTGGATCATGACGCTGGCCGACGCATGCGATCAATCCAGCCAGGCACAGGTCGCCAACCGGATCGGCAAGTCAAAGTCCACGGTCAGCCTGGTGCTCGCCAGACAATACGGCGCCGGTTTAAACGCCATTGAACAGGCCGTGCGCGGCGTGCTCATGGCTGCCACCGTCGCTTGCCCTGTCGTGGGTGACATCGCCCTCGACCAATGCCATCGCAACCAGAAGCAATCTGGCCAAGGCCTGGAGCGTGCGCTCTTCGGCCCGGCCTGTCTCTCATGTCAACATCGGCGGAGGAACTAAATCATGTTGGCGTCTCAAAAACTACGTGGCCTCCTGCAATGGATCTTGGACACGCATGCGGCCGGCATGAAGGAGCACGGCCGTGGTCTGACCTTCGATGATACAAGCCGGCTAATCCCGGCGATGATGGCCCTGTCCAACGACGTCGAGCAGTTGGAGAGATGCGTCGTTCCTCATCTGCTGCGGGAAGTGGAGGCCAATAGGGCCAGGGCGCTGACGATCGTCATCGGCAACGTCGTGCATCTTCCCAATCTCACCAGGCCGGCGGCACTACCGCCTAAAGGCGGTGTTGCATGAGCCGCGCACCGCTGAAGATTGGGGACGTGATCGACTTCACGCCCGCCGGCGAAGCCAGCTCGGTATCGGGCGAGGTCGTGACGTTCCGCCTGGTCGAGGGGCGCCGGCAGTTCGTCAATCTCAAAACGGATCGCGGTTCCTGTACGCTGGTCATCGATCTAACCGCGCCAGAGGGATCGCCCGGTCGCGTCCTTTCCCCGGTTGATATCGACGCGGCGCGCGGCGTCGCCCTGTCGATGATGGCCGGCATCAACACCCGGCTGCCGGTCGCGGCCGAGGCAAATCTCTTGGCCGCTGCCGTCGTCGCCCTGACGGGCGGTGCGGCATGATGAGCACGCCCGCCCTCACTGTCGGCTTTATCCAGCAACGGGTCGCCATGGCCTACGGCTTGGATGTTCGGCTTCTGAAGTCGCCAAGGCGGTCGCGCAAGATCGCCCGACCGCGCCAGGTGGCAATGTGGCTTACCGAAAAGCTGCTGCCGGATATGTCATACCCGGAGATCGGCCGCGCCTTTGGCGATCGCGATCACACGACGGTCATGCATGGCGTCCGCCGCGTCGATGAAATGTCTGACCACAGCGCCGCGTTCTTCGACGCTCTGATCAGCCTGCGGGACGACATCCTGACCGCCACCGCGCCAGTGCCGGACGCGACTATCCCGATCAACCGCCAGGCCCGCGACGTGTCTAAGGCATTCGCCAAGGCCGCCTACGCCCTGGCGGAGATAGATCCCCAGCGGGCCGCCCGCATATTTCGCAACCTGCATGACGCCCTTAAAACCCATGGAGCAACGCGATGATCCAGCGCCTGTTTAAACGCCTGTTCGGTCAACGCCATCACGCCGACGAATACGCGTCTCGTTGGCGAGGCATCCCCCGGGTCGATCCGGTGCCACAGCCTTACGAGTGGACACCCGCCATCGCTGTGAAGATGTCGGGAATGCCGCTGCCAGTCGATTGGGCTGCCGATCACCACAACATCACCAGCAAGAGGTAAACATGGAAACGACACAACAGAGCAACGTCCCGGCCGGCTACTGGAAAGATCACAAGGGGCACCTCGTGCCGGAAGGCCTAGTTCGGGCGATCGACAAGCTGGAGGACCAGCTCGTCCGCAAGATCCACATGCATGCGGATGAGCTGTCAAAGCAGGTCGGCCGCTTTAAAGGGCATTGCTTCGATGACATCGGCGCCTTCATGGCGCTGCTCGCCGAGGAATACAACGTCTCCAAGGGCGGCGCCAAAGGCAACATGACGCTGACGTCATATGATGGCTGCCTCAAGGTCCAGCTCGCTGTGGCCGACAGCCTGAGCTTCGACCCTTCCTTGCAGATCGCCAAGGATCTGATCGACGAATGCATCGCAGAGTGGGCCGAGGGCGCCCGGTCGGAGATCCGCATGCTGGTCGGGCAGGCCTTCCGCACGGATAAGGAAGGCAAGGTCAATCGCGAAGCCATGTTCATGCTGCGGCGCTGCGAGATCACCGAGCCGCGCTGGCAGCGGGCCATGGAGGCGATCACCGACAGCATCCGCGTCATCGGATCAAAGGAGTATTTCCGGTTCTACCACCGAGATACTCCGCAGTCGGGATGGCAGGCGATCACCATCGATCTGGCTGCGGCGTGAGGTGGCCATGAAAACGATCACCAAATCGGTTTTTTGTCCCGTCGCCGCGTCGGAAGCGCGGAAGATGGTCAATGAAGGTTTGGCCAAGCTGATCAGCGTGGCCGACTTTCCGCGCGGCATGCCGCTCTACGACCGTAGGAAGCACCTGGCTTATTTCGCGATCGAGGGAACGGCTTCCGCCTTCAAGATCCTGGAAGATCGCGTCGTCGCTCGCCTTGCCGCGTCAGAGTGCGGCCGGCCGCGCGATGCGCTGATCGGCGCGATGGCGACGGCATACTGAGGCCCGCATCGTGAAAAAGCGCGCGCCAACCTCCCAAGAACTCGTTACAGCGTTCAAACTCGCATACGATGGTCGAGCCGGGAAACTGGTCGAGATCATCAAACGTTTTAGCAAAGATGATCTCGTCGCGGGCTTGTCTCACGCTCGCGGCGGCCTGGAGCGTGGCCTCTCCTTTGCCGCCGGTCGCAAGGAATACCGCGAGAGCGCCAGCGCGCAACTTCGCGAATTCCGCAAGGCACGCCGACAGGCGGTGCCATGACACCGGGCCAGATCGCTGAACTGTTGGCCTCGGAGTTCTGTGGCCCCTATGACACCGTGCAAGATTGGCGGCGGACGGTCCATATCAACGCGCGCCATTCTTGGGAGTCGGCCGCACGCCAGGCCATGGATCGGATGAAACAGGCGGCGGTCAAGCTCGCGGGCGGGACAATCGATCGGGCAGGCTTCACGCGGCTGATGCGTGAACGCACCGACGATCTCGCCCGCGAGATGACGGGAATAAAAATCAAATGCGATCCCAAAGATTGGCCCGCGTATCTGGACAGCTTGGATGCGGCGGGATGGCAAACCGGAGAGAGCGAGCGCACCAAGGCTAAGCGCATCATCGAGATGGTGCAGAAGGCCGAGCACCGGTACATCGTCAAGCTGGATCGTATCCTGGCGCAGGGCATTCAACATCCTGCGCTCTCAGCGGAACATCAACCTGCAATGGAGGGCTGACCATGATTCCCCCCTATGTCGTCGCATCCCTGGACCTTGCCTGCTTTCTGCAAGTTGTGATGGCCCGCCGGTCGATCCTCACCACGACCGAGCGGGAGAAGGTCCGGCATTATGTTCTCCGCGCCCAGGCCGCCCTGGCTGGCAGTGATCTGCCGGCCGGTGAGGCGGTCGATCATGAAACCGCCTTTGCCGCTTTCGACGCCGTCTGCGGCGCGATCGTCGCCTGCGGTATCAGCAATGCCGATCTCGCCGCGCACTTCAACCAGACGGCATTTCAGCGCCTCAACACCGGAGGCGGCAAATGACGATCGACCGCTACCGTCGCGAAGAAATCGCCAAGATCAAGATCGGTCAAAAGGAGCTTGGCCTCGATGATGAGACTTATCGGGATATGCTGTTCGCACGGACCGGCAAGCGATCGGCGGCTGAGCTGCGGCCGCCGCAGCGGCGGACCGTCCTGGATCATATGAAATCCATGGGGGCGTTCAAGGATCTGCCACAAAAGAAAGTCGCCCGCAGCGGCACCGCGCGCTTGATCCATGCGCTATGGAAGGATCTGGCCGAGGCCGGCAAGCTGCGGGACACCAGCAAGGAAGCTTTGCGCGCGTTCTGCGCCCATCGCATCCATCCCGGCCAGGACAATGTTACGCTCGATCCCGATCACCTGACGCCTGACCAATCGACCACCGTGATCGAGGCGTTAAAAGCCTGGTTAAAGAGAGGTTGAAATGTCTGAACTCGCCATCATGCGTGACTGGCCGTCGAGCCTGATTGAGATCGCTGAGGTCATCGGGCCAGGCGCGACCTTGAACCTGGTCGACGCCTTCCGGGGGACCGACTATTGCTATGTCCCGCACCAGGCCGGCCCCGATCATAAGATCGTCCAGGCCATTGGTCCCGCCGCCGCCGCCAAATTGGTCGAGCGCTATCGGGGCGAGAAGCTTTACCTCCCCGTCCTGGCGGTGACGCGACACCGCAAGCGGCTGATTGCCACCGCCGAGGGCAAGACCAGCGAGGTCGCTGTCATGTTCGGCGTCTCGGCCCGTTGGGTCCGCGAGGTGCGTCAAGCCTCTAGACCCGATGCCCGCCAAATCGATATGTTCCGCCCTGACGAAGATCCAGCCGCTGACCAATAGGCGGCCTCTCCGGCGGTGGTGCCGGTGAACATCTGAGGCGAAGCCGCGCAACATCGCGCGTATGAATATTCGCCAGCTCAAGAATTTTGTCATCCGCCCCACCCTGGAATATCTCGGTCAGGGTAACCCGCGTATTGCCAGCGTATCGGCAATCGAACAGCTGCTCGGCACGGTCGCGCATGAGAGCCAGTTCACCTATCTCGACCAGGTCACCGGGCCGGCGGATAGCGAACTCGGCCCCGCCATCGGCATCTATCAGATCGAGCCCGCCACCATGGGCGACCTCTTCAAGAACTATCTAAGCGCCCCGTCCCGCCGTGACTTGTCCGACCGCGTGATGTCGCTGCTGGCGGCACGGCCGGTGCCGAGGGACCAACTCGCCACCAATCTTGCGTTTGCGACGGCCATAGCTCGCCTCATCTATCTGCGAAGCCCGGTGGCGCTTGCCCCCGCCGGAGACATCGCCGGTCACGCTCGGGTCTGGAAGACGGTTTACAACACCGCCAAGGGCGCCGGGACAGAGTCCCAATTCATTTCCGACTATCAGCGCCTCGTCGCGCCCAACCTCTAGGAGAACATATGTTATCCGCATTCTTAAAATATCTCGGCCTGGCAGGTATCTGCCTGGCCGTGATCCTTGCACCAGCGATCGGCCCTGTTGTTGGCCTGGCAGTGTTCTGTCGGGCCGTGATCCTTGCACCACTTGTCAGTCGGCTTCTCACGGCGGCATCGCTGCCGATGCGCTCCTTCGCGTCCTATGTCATGGTCACGGCCGTGGCCCTGGCAGCCATGCTTGTCGTTCCTGTATTCGCCTTTGCCGATGACGGCACCGTCTCGGACACCGCCGTCAATCTCAATTCGATCGTGGAAACCGTCATCGGCCTCGCGGCTGTGGCGCTCGCCGCTGCCGGCCATATTGCCGTCAGCGCGTTGAAGGGCTTTCTGCAGAACAAGACGGGTATCGATCTCGATAGCGCGGTCCGAAACTATCTCGACCCTGCCATCGACAAGGCCGTCGCGTATGGTCAGTTGAAAGCGACGCAACTTGTCGCCAACAATGCGACGATTGATGTCCACAATGTAACGATTGCGCACGCCGCCAACTACCTCCTGGCCATGGTCCCGGATGCGCTCACTCATTTTGGCATCAGCGACACGACGTTGAAGCAGATGATTGAGGCGCGCCTCAGCTCCTGGCTTGGCGTCTCGATTGACCCGGCCGCCTCCGTACCCACCGCCGGTCCAACGGCGTCCACCACTGCTGTGACGCAGTAGGATCGAGCCATGCTGCCGGCTTGGGTTCTCAAACTCGCGGCATGGTTCATCCAATTGCTTGCCGGCCCCGCAGCAGCACGCGAGGCCGGCAAGCAGGATGCGACCATCACGCAGCTTCAGGAAAGCAACAGGATAAAAGATGAACAGCTTGAGATTGCTGCGAAGTCTCGCCCTGGTCGGGACGCTATCTTGCAGCGCATGCGCGACGGGAAGCTCTAGCGCGCCAGGAACATCCTGTCCGCCCTGGCCGCAAGCCGGGCCGGATGTCGCCAAGGAATTGGAGACCCTACCCGGCGATACCTATCCCCTCTTTTGGGAGTGGATGGGCCGCGTCTATCAATTTCAGGACCAGGCCGGCGCATCGTGACCGATGAGATCGACGAGGCGCAAGAGCGCCAGCGTCTCGAAACCGAGGCAATCGTTCGAGACGTAAGTGAACGCGTGAGAGGGGCGGGCTGCAGCGACTGCGATGACTGCGGCCACGAGATCGATCCAGAGCGCCGCGCCGCATATCCGGCCGCGCGCACATGCGTCAGATGCCAACGCCGCCGCGAACGGAA